GTGACTGGAGTTCAGACGTGTGCTCTTCCGATCTAAATAATTTTTACCTAATCCTTTTGACATTAATTGAAACTCCTTTATTCTATCATCATTTTGATGAACTGGTATTTTACCAGGTTTTTGCATATATTTTAATGTATATCCTATTGATGCTTCTGATACATTTCCTATATATATACTACCTAATTCTTTACCTTCTATTGTCCATGCTTTTTGTACTATTTTTTCTGATGCATTAAATAATATTAGATGATAATGAGGTCTCATTTTTTGTGTTCCATACTCTCCAACTACAAAATATTTAAGTTTATTATTTGTCAATTTTCTTAACCTCTTAAAATATTTTTGTATATCGTCTTTTTTTAATGTCATGTACCCTTTCATTGTTAATGGTACATTTTCTGTATTATATGTTAATGTTACAAATAGTGCAGTACTTGATACATCACCCTCTTTAACAAGACGAAATGACCAACCCGATGTTCTCCGCTTCATACATGGAGGGCATTTTCCACATGGTACCGGAATTTTCTCATTGGTCATAACGCCTTGTTTTACATAAAAAGGGGTTATACACCTAGTACTCATTAAAGCATTGGTGCACCGAATTTAGGCATTGGCCTAAGTGCTCGGATTTTGTTGTATACATGACAGTACAAAGTGTCTGCACCTTCTTCGACTGCAAATATACGTTTTGTGTCCTCAGGACTACATTCTACAAATGTTTGGTTTAATGCAGGATCATTTTGAAATATCCTTCCAAGATGCCAAAATTTCAAATCTGTCCTAAATTCACCTGCTACTCTACTTGGCATATATTTATATTCTGCGTATCTAGGTACATATCCAAATGTATCTTGAGCAGTTGCAGTATATGCATACAATTCTTGCTTTTGTACTTCTTGCTCTCCAATATTCGCAAATGAAGGCCAATAATAATCCAAACTATCTTTTTTTAGCCATGTACGAGGAATACCTTGTTGATAAGCTGTTTTTGGCATTACTGACATTACTCCAATAATATATCCATGTTCTTCACAGAAATATTTTCCATAGTTTCCTGATGCAACACTAATTCCATGTCCAGCCATATAACCTTGTGGATTACTTGTAATCTCTTGTGGGTCTCCTGCTTGAAATGAACCTGTTGTATTAAGTACTTCTGAAATAATAACTGGTGATTTGATTCCAGTAATATATTCAGGCCTTTGCAACCTAGCATCTGATGACTTAACTCCAAAATGTGTAAGAATATTCTCAACATAACGTGTACCACCTCTTGCATTTTTTTCTAACCATTCTTGCAACCTCATTGCTCTACGCAAATCATTGATAGTTCCTGGCTGAATTTGCAATGATGATGTATCTGCAAATACATCTGAATTACCTGATAAATTTGTTGGTGTGTTTCCAGTCATAGGAATCCATCCTTGTACTGTTCCAGTAATATCTGTAGCTACATTTACATAATTACCTTGAGATGCAGTACTGTCAATATATACTGGTACATCATTTTCTATTTGTCCAATAGGTATATCTACTGCAGTTCCTTTTTGTGCAAAAGGCAGTGATGCTGTAAAATAATCATGTTCCCAAGCACGCTTTCTAAGTACAAACAAATCTGCATTGCTTTGATTATCTCCATCTACCAATTTATAATCTACTGGTGCAATAAGATTTTGATCTCTATAATACTCATTATATATACATTGATAAGCTGCCAAAGGCAAAGCATTTATCTCTGCTGATGTTGTTGATACGGGTTGTGGAGGTACTCCCATATAATCTAGAAACAATTGTGTTTCATCATCCCAACTTGCATTTGTTGTAATATGTGGATATACTGGTGCTGCATCTGATGCGTCTACTATAAACTTTTCCCAATTAGGCCATACAATCCTATTTGGTACAAAGAAATAATGCATACTTACATCTACTCTGTGCATAATAGGTGCCAACATTGGTGCAAATCTTACCATTGCATCACAACTAATTGAATATTGATCTCCAGGTACACACTCGTTTACTAATATAGGTATAATATTACCCATATTTCCACTAAATTTAAAATCATGCGACAAATCAAACGCAGATTTTTTAGGCTTAAATAGCTTAATACTGTTAAACAAGTTCGGCTTCATCTGTTAATTTTTGAAGTTTTTTAATCAATTCTGGTACTTCTTCTTTTGGTACTAAAATACGTACATAGCTAAAACCATTGTGACCTACTAATACTGCATTTTTTTCCCATTCATGCACATCTAATTTGTTGTGCGTTTCATTTAAATCAAAATCTAATGATATCATAACCTGATTCCTCCACGACTTACATAGTAAGACCTTTTAGTTTTTGACCTACCTCTTTTTCGGGAAGAGTAACCGCGACGTTTTCTGTACATGGTTTTTGTTTTTATTGTTTACGATAAGAAATCCTTGAAGGTGTTCTTGGTATCCCTTTATTTGCTTTTGGAACAACCAATTGTAATATTTTACTAATCTGATCTGAAGTAAAATAAGCTGCTTTTAATGCTCTTTCAAATTCTTCTGTTGTTATCTTTTCGTCAATCAAAAGATTATTTAATGTCTTCTCTTCTGACAACAAATCATTCAATCTAATTTGTTGTGGTTGAGTGAGTTTCAAGAAATTTGTTTCAGCAGACAATTTATCTGCTTGTACCCTTAACAAACTTCTTGTATATGAATCTGTTGCTGTTTGTGATTTTATTCTTGCAATCTCTGCTAATTTTTCTTCCAAATTAGGCTTTTTCATTATATCTTGAATCTGCCACTTTCTTTCATTTTCACCATAATTAAGCGCTGTAGCTGACCTTTTATACAATATATCTTCTGTTAATTGGTCTAACTTCTTTGCTATCATCTCCTTATTAAATGGCATTTTTTCAGCCATCATAAGGTTATTCATATCTTTATATACATTATCCAATCTCTTACCTTCAATTTCTTCTTCTGTCAATTCCATTGACTGGGTTCTCTGTTGTGTTCCCAAATATTGATTTGCTATTTGACCCAAATCAAATTGTGGCGCTTTAGGATCCCATGATTTTGCTTCTGTTCCTCTAACCATTGCTGATGTATTATCAGCTCCTTTATCATATACAAGATTAGGATTTAATCCTGCTTGTTTTAGCCTAGCCATCTGTTGTAATGGTGAATTGTAATCGTTAGTACGTGCCCAATCTGCCAATGCATCTTCTCTTTGTTTTGCATACATCCTCTCATTCCACTGACGTGTTTTACGATTCATAGAACCTTGAGATATTGCATTAATTCCTTGACTAACTACACTTGCTCCTCCTGTTATTGCTGCTGGTATTGCTGCTGCTGGTATAGGCATATTTTTTTCTTTTATTTTATAAAAGTATTGTTTTTTTTTATAACACCAAATTTTTTTTATTTTTTTTATTCTTCGCTCTTCGTCCGTAAACTCCCTTAACCGCTCATCTTTTATTTTTTATTCATTTGGTGTCAATAAACACTAATATATCAAGAGTGCATTAGTGTTTATTGCTGACGCGCTTCGCTTGTCTTGCAAAAAAAGCCCCAACAGATAAATCTGTCGGGGTTTTTTCGCGTTGCTTAACCTTCGGTTTCGGTTTCTGTTAAACCTACTGTTTCGGCTGGTTGAGCCTTGGTTCTTATATGGTTAAGTTCTTCCTTAACCATTTCTTCATATTGCTTCCTTTCTGATAAATCCATTGTTCTTGGGTCTGGTAACATATCTTCTGGATCATCCATATCGTCATATACTGTCGGAAATCCTCCGACTGGTAATCCGCGACTAAATCGCGTTAATATTTCTTTTATAGATAATGCTTGATCTGGTACAGTCATTGACGGTTTGTTATTAATCTGTCCTTTGTATTCATTTGTTGAATACTGATGTTGAATTCTCATGATTTAAATTTTATTTCTTCCTTCTAATGAATTTTTATGCATTTTTCTGAATGCATTTATATGTTTTTGTGCTAATTCTGAATATATATTTTCTCCATATTCTTTATATAATTCTTCATCCATTTCTTCAGATAATAAAGCCATTTTACGCGCAATACGCGTTTTTTCACTTTCATTATACATTTTATCTTTATAATATCTTGGCATAGCAATTTTCTTACCATCTTGTATAGGTATATACATCCTATTTACTAAATCATTTTTATGCCAACGTATCATTTTATCTGTTAAATAATTTTTACC